CACGATGGAGGGCTATGCCAAGTCCCATGCACCCTGGACGGACCGAACTGGCCACGCCAGGCAATCCCTGCACGGCGGGGTAGATGTTCGGGGAGATCAGCAGGTTTTGTACTTATCTCACGGTGTAGAATATGGAATCTGGTTGGAATTAGCACATGGTGGGAATTATGCAATTGTAGGACCTACTGTTGATGTACATCTGTCTCGTATCCGTCAAACAGTCATTGATTATTGGAGAGATTAACTATGAGAACTGCAATAAGGCAGATTTTGATTGATAATATAACCGAAATTCAAGGACGAGTGTATGAGCCTCATGCTGCAGGGTCGAAGACACAGAAGCCCTACCTGGTATTAAGAGAAGGTGTTCAAGATCCGGAGGCGGATTGGGCGGCTTTTTCGACTGTGATTGAAGTTTGGCCCTACGTCAAGCGAACTACCTTCCAACAGGTAGACACCCTGGCCAATTCCATTATCAACGCTTTACATCGGGCCAGATTCTCCCATGCCGGCGAGGAATACCTGGTAGATTACTTGGGCAGTGCCGGGCAGGACTACGTGGACGAGGAATGGGACGCCATCACACGAGGTCTGCGTTTTCGGGTTTTTGCTCTGGGCTGGTTGAATGGGTTGACTTACGATCCAGATCCGGTATTTGCATTGCAAAACTGGACAGCGGAAACATGGCCGGAAGTGCAAACGAATCCGGCGACATGGACACCGGTAGATATAATGCCGGGGATCTATTGGCGCATGGTACGTTTGACACCGACGGAAATCACAGCTGCAGTAAACTGGATGGAAGCACAGATAAACGGGCATATTTTAACCCCCAGTGCAGCGGTTAGGCTTAATTGGGTACGAAAGGTGACCGAAGGGATTGCAAAACAACGTGTACTTAAGATGAATGATGGCGGCCCGCTGGAGTTACTGCGAGTAGTGGCTGACAGTGAAGCAGATCCGATGCGGCGGGGGCAGATACAACTAACTGCCAGGTTTGGGGTATTGCAGCCAATAGCACAGTATAAAATGTTAAAGAAAATTGTTGCAAGTGGTGATATTGATATGGAGGTGGAACAGCTTGAGCTTGAGTAAGAAAAAAGAACCGGATATGATGGGCGAACAGACGGAAGCACGTTACAGCCGCAGTGAGCTCATCGCAGCGGCCTCTTCTTTCGGCGTAAAGCCAGAAGTAGTTGCCGGAGCACTGCGGTTGGCTGGAAAAGATAGCATGACGAAAACAGAAGCTGAGAAAGCAATAAAATCATTCCTTGAAAGGAAGGTGTAAAGCTAAATGGCTGGTTCTGTATTTCAGGTTGGCGAACAAAAAATAAGACCCGGTGTGTATGTGAGGGTAACCAATATTGGCGAGCCGCCGGAGGCGATTGTTCCGCAGGGAATAGTAGCGGCCCTATTCCGTGCCTCCTGGGGGCCGCTGGCACAGGTGACTTACCTTGAAAATGCGGACGCGGTTACTGCGACTTTTGGTTCTGCCGGTACAATTGACACCGTACTTGAAGCTTTCCGGGGCGGTTGCCGTCGGGTAGTGGGTTACCGCCTGGGCAGCGGCGGGGCGAAAGCTGCAATTACCCTAAAAGACACTGCTACTACTCCAGCAAACGTGGTAACTATTACAGCAAAATATGAGGGCGTGCGCGGCAACGACTTCAAAGTGACCATCCGGGATTCTCTCACTGACGCTACAAAGCGTGAGCTATTGCTTTACGAGGGGACAACCCTGCGACAGACGATTCCATTTGCTAAAGGTAGTGGTGAACCGCAAGCTTTGGTTGATGCTATAGCCGCTTCCAATAGCCCTTATATTACTGCAACAAAGATAGCAGATGGTAGTGGAACATTAGCAACAGTTACTCAACAGCCACTTACTGGAGGACAAGACCCGACCGTAAACGGTGAAAGTTATAGTGCAGGACTATCAGCAATTGAAGCAATAGACTGGAACGTGCTGGCGGTGGACAGCCAGGATCCGGCTACTCACGTTGTGGTACAGACTTATATTGACCGAGTGCGGAACGAAGGCAAGCGAGTAATTGCCGTTGTAGGCGAGCCCACCAGTGTAAACCTTGCGACCCGGTTGGCAAATGCCCGGGCTTTCAATGACCCGGCGATCATCTACGTTGCCAACGGTTTTA